AACTTCTACCGCCGCCAATCCTGCCCTTTTGCATCCACTGGTCAAGCCAAGCATCTGCTTCCAGTCTATTTTGCCTATTGCGCTCCATCATAGCCTGGTCTGCTTGATACTGTAGTCTATTACGTTCAATTTGGGCTTGTACATCAGTCTGATATTTTTGCTGAAGATAGCCAGCTTTGGCTGCCATAGCCTCAGCTAACCTTTGAGCGCGTATATCCTCCAGTTTCAAACGCGCTGGCATACCAATTTCTTCTTCCCATTTTTGACCAGCGCCAATCCCAGCAGTTGTTCCTGATAATCCAGAAGATACTAAACCCTGCGCAGTTTCCGCCAATGATTTAGTCTTAGCCCGTTGCAGTAAGGCCTCTTCAGGTTTTCCAAACGCACCACCTGGTTTATATCGTTCAATTATTTGGTCCAGTAATTTTGTAATATCTTCACTTGTAGTGGCCATTATTTTAATCTTCCTGCTTTAACCGAATTTATTATTAACTGTTCAAATCCCCATGTTTCAGAAGCGGCGTTATTTCCTAAACGAACACCCGCGTAAACCCCTCGTAATTTTCTTCGTAATTGATTTCCTCTACCCCGTCCTGGGGCGCTAATAGTTTTTGAAAAATTTGGCGTCCTTGAAGTTGCCGTGAGCTTTTCTATTGTTTCTCCGGCAGACCTTGCAAGAAATAATTCACAGTTTATATCGTCTGAATCAGACTGCGTTCCGTTAGCCGCGCCTCCAGCAGATACCAAAATCAATCCCGTTAATCTTCCTTCCTGCTCAGGAGTACTTCCCAATTGGAATGGCCCGACTGAAAAATAACTGTCTATAGCCGTATCCCCAGACGCACCGGCATCATCATCTTTTTTCGCGTTATTAAAATATCGCAAATATCCATCATTACAACCTAATATCATCTTTCTGTAATCTGGGTCTTCTGCGTCATAATTGAAAATGCTGAATACACCGCATTCATCCGGATAACTTTCAGGATAAAATCCCTCAGACGCAAGGTCATAAAAATAATTGGAATTACTACCATCAGCCAAAGTTGTGATACATACCAATATACCGCTTCTGATTTTATCATAAGCGAGTGTAATTTTGTGAGTATCCCTATTTAAGCCTTCATCTGCTACTATATTTGGTAGGGGGTCTTTTGTAAGACAGACAGCATTTCCTGGCACTGTAGCTTTATATAAGCCGTTTATACCCCAGAAGTACAGGTTATCTTCATTATCCCAACAAAAACTTTTCGGGCCAAATATGCCAGTAACTAAACTAAATTCGCTCAACGTTCCGCCATTGACTGGGTCCCCGCTTAAAAGCCATATTGACCCCGCACACCCAATTACCAAATAATCATCTTTATAGGGTATTAAAGCGGTTATAATATCTCCTATTTCACCCGCATCGGAATCACCACCCGATACAGCCGATTGAGCATTATTAGAAGCATAAACAAAATTCCAGGGATTTGCCTGTTTTGACATATACCATTGATACGGATAACGTGCATTACCAGCCAATACAGTACGGCCCCTATATAGACACCCAATTGTAGCTTTAGCAGGTAGCGCTCCGTAAGACGCATCATCACCAAATACTGTCCAGTTATACCAAAATGGACCAAGTGTTTCATTGATATTAAGCGTAAATGATATTGCATTGCCATCATCATCTGTACCAGTTACAGTTTCACCAGATACGAATGTATCTCCAGTAGTTTTACTCCCATATATAGTACATGCCCCACTAAGAGATGTGATATAGTCTACTACCATTTTTGCCCCTGATGTGCCCCCCGTTAAAACCGTGTGAAAATCTGGGGGATTGGCGCCCAAATTAGCAGTACTAATTTTAACATTACCAAAATCTGCAACTTTAAGAGTAGTTTCATTTATGACAAATACCTTTTGATATGCTTCAAATATACTTACCGGAGAAAATGTAGATATATCATTACCAGCAGCGCTCAATTTTTCCATAGTACCCGCAGATGTTTCATACCAAAATTCATTCCCGCCTATCGCCACTAATCTTTTAGAAAAAGTAGCATTGGACGGCGGTGAAGTTGAAACAGAGGACGCCTCCGCTCTACAACAGCTTAAACCTGCACTACCAGTTATAGCACTTCCAGTTTGTTCAACTAAATCTTCATCTAATATCCATAAATTATAATCTGATTGCGCCTCATCCTTTGCACCAACTGCAACGATTTCATTATTTGGCAATTCACTAATACCTTTCATAAGCTCATTACCAGGACTCCCCCAATGATGAAGAGTCGAACCATCGTTTATATCAATTTCTACAACATGATGGGTCGCTTGATTATTATACTTGTATCCACATAAATAAGTTCGTCCATTGGAATGAAACAACATATCCATGATATGGTCAAGAGCACTAAATGAAACTTCCCAATTTTTCACAGGTGCAACAGTTCCAGAACCAATAGAATACTGTATAAGTTTCAGGTAACTACCACCTACTGTTGCAGTAAAGTATACTAATTGATTTATCGAATCAATCCATAAATAGGCATTTGAACTATTAGTAGGTAATGGATAAAGAGCATCAATAATGTTACCATTTGAATTAAGTTGAAGAGGGTCGTCATAAGTACCATTTAAGAATATAGAACCATCCGTAGCAATATCAATTGCCCTAATTATGTCAAGATTCCAACTTCTATATGCTGAATAATCTGCGCTCCATCTTAATGAACCATCAGGATTATAGCAATATAATTGTTTACCAGTATTTGCGTCTAAACGAATAACATATAATAAACCAGCAGAGTTAATCTTAATACCGTAAATATAATTCGTAGATGACGCAGAAGTTCCTGCTGTTAAAACACCGTTTGTTGCCCAAGTTGTGTCTAAAGTTAAAGAAGAATCATATTTTCTTATAACCTGAGAATTAGCTATATTTGAGGCTATATAAAGATTTCCACTTGTATCCTTCGCAAAAATTTGCTGCCCCGCAGGATAAGAAGTAGCCTCTGGGCGAGTACTGTGTGCAACAGTTATACTCGGAGTATCAGGAGTATAGGTTAATTGCCATACCGTTTTACTACCATACGCTTGACCAGCTACAGATATAGTATAATCAACTGACATTTAATTCACCGTAGTAACTGAACATACAGCAACTATTGGCGAGGCTATACCACCGATTTGCTGTGAATATAATTTATCTAATCCTGGACGCTGACCGCCTCTTGCCCTATGGTCAAGTACGTCGAATAACCGTATATTATTCATGTCAGGAGAAGTAACCCGTGGTTGCTGTGAAGTGCCACGTCCTTTATGAATGCCTTTAATAGGAAATGGTATATTCATTATCCACCTCTCAATTTTGCTATTTGACTGTCCGTAAGACCACTTTTTCTCAATGCCTTCTCTATCGAACTTGTACGTACAGTTTTATATCCGTATTTAGCTTTAAGCCTTTTCTTTATACGTGCATACTGCCCCGGAGTAGCCACTTCTCTACCACCGGCCTTTTTTACTGCTTTTCTATACTGTTTATATGACCGTAACATTATTATTCCTTCCAATCATCTGGTTTACCGGGGGCGAAGGGGTAACGCCCCCGGCTACCATATAAAAAACCCACGTGGGGATTAAACGCTAACTATATACTCAAGCCACAGTACTAATTTACCAGCAGTTGCTGCATGTGTAGCTACTGTAGCAATTATTTCCCTTGCAGCAGTAGTTTTTTCTGAGTAATTAGCAGCAGTACCATCATCCTGAATCGTAGCAGTATAACCTGTTGAACCCAAGTCTGTCGCAGCAAGAATACCTGCTGCATCATCGGAAGTAATACCAAGAGCAACCGTTTCGTCATGTTCGGCGCTATCAAAAGCTGTTATAACCTCAAGCGAAGACCGGACTACAATTGCGTTATCCGGAAGTGTCACGCCGAGACCATGCGCTCCAACTGCGCCAGAATCACCGCCACTTACATCATAAGTTGCCCGTGCAATACGGTGTACCAGCAAACCATCAGAAGCAGGAGAATCCAACTGAGATTCATCCAAATGTAAGATTCTCTGCCGTTTTAATAGCATTAAAATCTGATGTAGTAGCTGAACCTTCATTCACATACAGGGCTGTACCACTCCCACCATCATCGTGTATAAAGATACATCCAATAGCATAACCGCTGGCGCCGGACGGAACTGAGGTTCCATAAGCCAGCACTATACCATTCTCATTCTTGTAAATAACATGCGGAGTTGCTACTCCAGCAGGCCCCGGAACCATGTTATGCAAGTCATAAGGTAACGTAAATCTCGTTCTACTCATTTTAATTTCCTTTCCGGCGTCCATACCCGCACTGGTCCCACTCCATCGAGGGCTGTCTAACTATATGTTACATCATTCCAACTACGGCCACGTAGCCGCGGTCTATTCATTGAACCAAGTTTACGGGGTGCAGTACGTGCATCTTGTTTTATAGCATTTGGTAGAGCCTTCTGCATGTACATATTAACCCATCCAGCGGTCATATCCTCAAGCTCCATCTCAGCTTTCGCTTGACATGCAGCAAGTATCACTTCGTCAAATGCGAATCCAGCGGGATGTAAATTGGCCGCAGGTTCTACATAATAAATACTGTCATCCGAAGCATCCGTTCCTCCTGCTGAACCGTCTACGGCAAGCCAATCAGCTACATCAAACTTTCCAGTTGCTCCTGTATAATCTGTTACCACTGCATAACTATTCTGCCCAGTCCCGCCTATAATACGGATTACCCAGCCGTTGAAATAATCATCTGGATATAGATTAGCAAGGTCCGAATCTGTAAGTGAGGTAGCATCTCCGGCTGAGGAATCCCCAGCTTCTAATTGCAGTTTATCAAAATACAACGTATAAGGAAAAGTTAATACTTCACTTGATATAGGCTGCGGGTCGAA